ATTTTGATTATTACTTAGAATAACTAATTGAAAAAATTCAAACTGTGTATCTAGATTAGATAAATTAATTTCTAGACCAGACAATAAATCTTCATGTTCAAATAAAGGTTGTATATTTGATATACCATAATAATCCCCTATAATTTGATCATTTATTGCATAAGCAATAAAAGCTTGATATGAACCATTTCTTAATTGTCCACCATCAGGAGATTTTCTTAATTCTATACACGGTATTTTTACTAATGGTGCTAATCTAAGTTTTTCACAATCAATACATTCTGTATCATGAAAAGTTATACAATCATCTTGATCAATTGGTGGACCTGTTACTTGTTCTTGTATATACGGTATATTATCTAAATTAAGCGTTCTAGAAGGATTAAAACCATCATCCCAATATACTTGCCATGAGCAATCAAAATTTTCCTTAGAAGCTCCTGTAATAAGATGTTGTGTTTTAAAATTTAAACATGGGGTAGGTGCATTCTCAGATTCATCACATGGATTAAAACAAACATAATCATTTAGTACTCTTTCATATTTACACTGACTATCATCCCATGTTCCTATTTCACTTTGTGAATTATTTGTAGAAAATAAAACCCACTTGTCTTTATATAAATGAATGGCTCCTATTATAGTAAATGGAGCATTACCACATTTTTTATTTGCTTGTTCATTACCTAAAGTACCTACATCTCCATCATCAGAATTATTTATAGCATTTATTGCATGTGTCCAGTTTTCTTTACTCACTAAACTACTATTCGGATCTTTAATCATTCCTTTAATAGGAATAGTAGTATCCGTCTGAGATGTATTTTGTAACTGTGGAGGTTGTTGTTTAGCCATAATAAATTTTTTTTAACCTCCTAGTGTAGGATGACTTTTAAACATATTATAATAATTATGATATTGAGCTTTTCTATTAACTTCCCATATCTTTCTCATTTCTTCAAAGTCAGGTGTATTTATAAATCCTAACGCATTATTTCTTGATGCTCTTAATTTACCTTGTATATAAGCTAACTGTTGTGTTACATTTTCACCAGCAAACACCATATTCTCAAGTATTCTTTCTTTTAATGCATACTCATAATATTCATTACAATAAGGATGATCTAATACTAATAAGTTACCTTCATTATCTTCCATTGCACCTTGGTAACTAATATATACATTTCCTTTTTCAAAATTTGTAAGTAAAAAATTATCTCTTATTTCAGCAATATGCATTGATTGAATATTAACATTTGGACAATCACATAATACTTTATTGGAATTAGTTATTCTTAAAGGAGCATAATCTGAGTAAGTTCTGTATTGTTCTGCTCCTACAAATTGTACAACAATATGTTCATTATATGTTGTTGTACCATTTGTAGTTGTAGGACATGTTTGTACAACACATACATCTTTACAATCTGTAGGTGTTACACATTGTTTAGGATCACCTGGATCTGGAACATACTTAGTATAAGTTGTATCTACTGTAGTACCAGCAGGCATTGTATTACTTATTGTATAAGAATTACAACAGAATGCATAATTTAAATATGCAAAGTCTGATGGTAATTTAGCTTTACTATGTTCAACATCTAATACTGTTTCTTTGACTCTATGTATTCTTAAACCAAGATCATAGTTTACTCTAGTAGCAACTTTTATAAGTTGTTGTGGTTCTACCATACCTTCTAAAGCATACGTTGAAAAATCAACTGTTACATCTTCTAGTAATTGGTCAAATGTTCTATATTTATGTGATATTGCCATTATCTATTAATATTTATTTTATTATCTGAATCTTCAGAAGGAACTTTCATAGTATTCATTAATTGATTTAAAACTTGTGTTTCTATTTCTGCAAATAAAAATTCTGGTATATAAATATTTTGTAAATATCTTGGAGTACAATCATTATCTACATCACAATCCCATTTAGAAATATCTCCTTCAAATACACCTTCTAATTTTATTGCATCCCATTCTATATTAGGTAAGTATAAATAGTCATTTAAAAACCAATAGTATTTTGTTTTATTATATTTATGAGATGTTGTTTTTGTCATTGAAGTATATGTACCTGGATTTGTAGGTTGAACTTCCACAGAACTATCTATTGAACTTACAGTTCTAATAAGAGGTCCCCAGTATCCTTCCATAAATGTTGGAAGCTTTTCTTTTGTTCTTTTTATCGTACATCCACTTTGTATACCACTACACTTTGCTTCTACTTTATCTACCTCAATTAATTCAACAAAAGGTAATGCTTGCCATACACTATTAAACTTCATAAGCTTATTAGCATTATCTTGACGTCTCATAAAAAGTTGTGCGTTTTTTAATATTAGGCTATATAAATACCTATCTGTTATAAAAGCATCTTGAACTTCAGCTTTTATTGCTTGTCTGACTCTTGAGACTACTTCACCTATTGTTGTCATAATTTAAACTTTTTTTCTATACATATCAGCTACTCTTTTTTTAGTTTCCATTTTAATATACTTATTCCATTTTTCTGGATAAGTTTTAGCTACAGATCTTTTAAACTGCCTTACAGCAGTAAATTGCCATAGCTCTCTATTTTTAAAACGGTACTTAGTTGAGTAGTTAGTATAAAATATTTTAGCTACTTTACCATCAGTTTGCCAGTTTTTATTCTGTAAAACTTTACCATATTTTTTTGATAATGCGTAATCAGTGTTCACACTTTTTGCAGCAGGACAACTCCCAATAAAAATATAACCTAAAGAGTCTGGAAGTTCTACTCCATCTCTATTTTCTATCACTTCTTTCCAAATCCTTTCATTAAATAACTTAATAATATTTTTTAATTTATTATTATCTATATTTGAATATATAGGATTTTTTTCTTTAAATTCATTTATTAAATCTGCATTTAATAAACCCAAGACCTTATCTCTATATCTTGGAGCGTTTAAATTAGGTTTTTTAAAGTTACTTAACATATCATTACCATACAGTATAATTTACAAAAAAAAGGTGATTTATTCAAGTTTATTCAGGTGAATATGTAAGTTCACATATATTACCTTTATTATAATCATGCAACTCTATTACCCCAGATCTTTTAGATCCAACAAATTTATTATGATAATGCCAGTAATCTGTCCTTGAAAGACTAGGTAATATTTTAAGCATAAATCCAGTTCTTTCATTTGTTGTAATGTATTCTACTTTCTTTTTATGATGAAGATGTCCAGTAAATAAAGTTCTATTTTTAGTTACACCCCATTGTTGTGAAAACTCTGTAGCATAAAGTAAAAGAGAATTTTTAGTATTTACATCTCCATGTTCAAAAGCAAAAAAATTATCACCCCATGTATACACTTTTCTTTCTAAATATGTTGTATCCCAAAGTATATTAGAATCATCTATTGCTCTAGATAATGCATGTGCTAAATGAAATGAAGATAATCTATCATGATTACCCGGTATATACACTACTTGTAATTCATCACAGTATTGTTTTATAAAATGAATACTCCAATACATTGCATCAAAAGCTTGTGTATATGCTTCAGTAGCAGTAGAGCAATTATCTAACGGTGTACCAGAAGTAGTGGTACCACCCCAACTATCCATATTCATTAAATCACCACCTACTACATAAAATATTTTTTTAAGATTATGACCTGCACTAGATCTTTCTACAAGATCCATAATAGTTTCTTCAAAATCTTTATCTATAGTTTCATTACCTTGTTTACCAAAATGAATATCTTGTAATGACAACACAGCACATACATCTTTTTTACCCTTACTTTCAATTCTTTTAACTGGAGCAAATTTTTTTGGTTTCCAGTTTTCAAGTAATTGTTCTATATGAGCTGTGTCATTATTTTTAAGTTTTGTAATTAAAGCTGATATACGCCAGTGATCTGACATTTGTTTATTCCAATATTGAGATAACTTCCATTGTGTAGTATCAATATTTAATATTTGTATAATTTCTTCAGGAGATTTAGGTTCTGTATGTGAGACTCCAGTAATTTTTCCTTGACCGTTTTCAATGTCATATGATGATGTACAATCATCTGTAGCATATCCCATGTCTTTCTCTTCTTTTCTTTTTTCTTTTTCTTCTGCATATATTTCTTTTTTTACTTTATCAAATTCTTCTTCTGTTATACCTAATTTTTCAGAACAATATTCTGAATTTTTTTTCCATTTAAGTGCATTTTTTACTTTTTGTTTTAAATTCATAAGGGTAATTCTTGGTTAAATTGATGCCAATATACAAAAAAAAATTTATAAAAAGAAGAAGCCCTAGATTTCTCTAGGGCTCCTAAACAATTGCAGAGTTAAAACCAACAAACTATCTCTACTTTTGTTTTATGATGCAAGGGTTGCTACATACACTGTTGCAGAATTTGCAGATCCTGATTGTGGAGTAGCTCCAACAGATGGTGTATATAAACCTGTGCTTATTAATTTATACTTATAATTTGTATTAGGTGTTAAGTTAGTGACATCGTATGAAAGTGTACTAGCTAAATTTGTTGTTAATGTTGTGACTAATGAATATGTAGTTGAACCAAATGGTGCCTGATAAATTGAAACAGAAGTAACAGTACTAGAAGGTACTCCCCAATTAAGTTTTAAACTTGTACTAGTTACATTATCAATAGTTACAGGTGTTATAGCTAATTGTGCAGAAACTATTGGACCAGCTGGATCTGTTACACGTAATGCTAGTTTTTGAAGCATTTTTAATAAATTGTCTCCTTGATGTACTGAAAATTCACTAGCAGGATCAGAACTTGTTCCTGCAACAATTTCTGCACCCCAAACATTAGTTTGTCTTCCAGAGTTTTTAAAACAATCTACTACACATTCATAACAATATATTTCTTCACATGTACTTGTTGTACAATCAGTAAAAGTACAAGGTGTTGTTAAACCATGATCATTACAAGCACATGGTGATGATTTAGTATGTCCGCATCTATTACAAGCCATTTTTTTCTTTTTTAATTATTAACATGCTGTTTCATTTGTCCAATGTGGATGAGATGTGCTATATAGAGCTCTTCTTTTTGCTCCACTGCCTCCTCCGGCATACCAATATCCATTTGTTAATTCATATTCTGATTGTGCATTTACAGCTCCACTTAATGATTTATAAGCTTTATGATCTACATTAAATTGATTAGTAGCACTTCCATCTGCATTATAAATATTAATTAAATTACCTGGAGTTCCTGATTTAGCACATGCATCTGCAGCTGAACTAGTTGATTCTGCATATGATACTGATCCAGTTCCTTGCATTAAATATGCACCTGGAGATGTAGGTTCACCAGCACTTCCTGTTGGATCTAAATTAAACATACCTCTAAAATATGTTAGTATGTCAGAATTTGTAGATAAATCAAAATCTATTCCATTTTCAATATATGCATGTAAAGCTCCAAAGTATCCACTTACATCTTTAAGTCCTTTCATTGTATTACTTGCAGTTGTTAATCCACTATATGGAGTATTTACAGGTGCTACACCTGATAATAAATATGTATTTAAATTTATACCAGTTAATCCATCCCAACGTAATCTATCTAAACCTAATTTTAAACCTTGTGTTTCTTGAACTGTAAGTAATGTTTCTCCTTGTAATGCAGCTGATGTTTGTAATGCTGCTGCAGCAGATTGTCCTGCTGTATCATTTAATACTGTTACAACTACTTGTGACATTGTAAATGGAATTGATCCAGATAACCAAGGAAAGTTTGCTTGAGCTTGACAATGAGTTCCCCATGCACTTGTAGGTGCAACATCTGATGTAATATCAATTATTGCATCATAATCTTCTTTATATTGATATGGTAGTCCACCACCACTTGCTGTAGGTTGTCCACCCCATGATGCAGGTGTAGGAACTGTTAAAGCTCCATATGTACTACTTTTACCAACAAAAGAAATTACATGAACAGATGTTGGAAGTTCAGCATCAGCTGTTGTCCAATAAGAAGGTCTTGTTGATCCTGCTTGCATTACATCATCCCACCATGTTCCTGCTCCTGGTATACTTATAGCAGCACCTGAAGCACCAGCACTATTAAATGATCCTACATTTTCAACACATGCTTTAATGTGTTTTAAATAATCTGAAGATTGTGCTCCATCAACAGCTATATATGAAAAATTAGGTTTTGTTCCAACTAAATTATTTCTTATAGAATTAAAAGATGATTTAATATCAAGAGCTTGAGCTGGTGTCATACTTAAACTATCAAAGAATACTATAACTTCAGTGTTTGTATACGGTATTCTTTTAGCAGGTAATATAGAAATAAATTTAGTTCCTACACTAACTCCACATTCATTTGTTAATGTTACAACAAAAGAATCAGCTACCATTGCTGTTCCGTCTTGTCTATATGTATATTCTACAAAACTTGCTGTAGGACTTCCTGCAGCAAATGTTAATGAACCGTGACTAGATTGTGTTGCAATATTCCAAGTATAATTACCTGCTCCTGCTGTATATCCACATACACTTACTTTAATTTTTTTAGCTTCATTAATTCCACAATAAAATGCAGGTTGATCTGTTTTTAAATATAAACCACTACAATTACATGAAAATATTACTTGTGGAACTGTGTGTGTTGTAGTATTAACACTAGCATAAATATAATATAATTGATTTGTAGGACTTTTAATAGTTCCAATATATTTCCATCCACTTTCTAAATCTGTTCTTCCTATTCCAGATGGACCAACTGGTGATCCTACTAAACCATCAATATGTAAAGATTCTGTAGGTAGTTCATTGTTTATAAATGAACCTTGATGATTCCATCCTGTAACACCTGTTGTAGTTGCTTGAACTATTATTGGTGCATTAGTAGTAGCAAATCCTACTTGCCATTTAGTTTGTGATACACCATCATTATATGTTGCAATTTCTAAAGTATTTGCACCTGTTTGTAATAAAGATTCATCTGTTTTCCATTCTGTAGATGTAGGTGTATAAACTGTAGATACACATGATGGTGCAGTTGTAGAAACTAATTGTACTGGACAATCAGCTTTTTCTGTAATTCCAGATTTAGTAACTTTAGTATTTACTTTATATTGAGTAGAAGATTTTAAATTAGAAAAAGTTCCCACTAAATTAGCACGAAATGTTGTAAAAGATCTTGAATCTAATAAAGATCCAGAATTTGTTTTTAATTCTACTGTTACAACATATCCATTATTTTCAGCATATTTTAAATCACTTACTGTAAATGGAATTGTATCTGCTGTAATTGTTCCAATTGATAATGTTGGACATGCAGTTTCATTATGTATTGTAAAGTTTTGTATTTCTGAACATTGATTATCTCCATTAGAAAAACAAAATTCTACTTTTACAGAATAGTTACTTGAGATATCAAGATTACCCATACTAGCTACAGCTATTCTATATGGAGTATTACTATTTTGATAATGTCCTGCAACATTTACATAATAAACTTTTGAATTTAAAGAAGAATCTGAAATAGTAATTTTTGTTCCTCTTGAATTACAATCATTATAAGTTTTAGGAATTATTGAATCAGAAAAATCTAAACTAATAGCTGATGTATTACCATTAGCTTTTTCAACAGTTCCTTTTACATCAAAAGTAAGATCACTACATAATGGATTAGCCACTGTTTCTTTCATACTTTCTACTGCATTTCTTATGTCATTTGTTGTTAACCATAAGTTTTGAAATGATTGTGCAAGGTTTCTTGGTAAACTAATCCAACTTTTAATTGCTGACATTGTACCATTACCACTTAATCTATCTCTACCAGCTAAATTAGGTGCAGCTGCAATTGCTGAATTTACATTTCCTGTAGATCCAAATACTGAAGCATATTCACTTAATACTACATTTGTTGCAACAATTGCTGTTTCTATACTTTGTTGTCTTCCTGTTCCACCTATTGATAATGTAACTTTTGGTAAAGTAACTGTAGAGTTTCTTTTAGATGCAGCTTCTAATGATACAATTCTACCATTTATTGATTTATATAATCTATTAACATCATTAATAGCAATACCTTGACTTACAATTTGTTCAGCTAAAAAATGTGCATAACCTTTATTTATTGTAGAATCATATAATACCATTGTTTCTACATTGTCAGTAGTATTTAGATATTTTTTTGCTGATTCTCTTAAAGATTGAGGAAGGTTTATTACACAGGAACAAACATCTACTTCAGATTGACCACTAGCTGCACAGACTTTAGTTATTATATTATTAAGAAGTGTTTGAATATTATTAGCTTTACCGTAATCAGTTTCTAAGCAAAGTTGATTAACAGTTCTAATATCTACATTTACACCTGATCTAGCACCTGCATTACCATTTGCAGTTAAACCACAACATTCACATAATTGTTCTGCTAATTTAGCAACTACATCACTAATGGTATCTCCATTACATATGTTAACACATGTAAGATCTGGCCCTTGCCAAATCACACAATTTGATGATGTATTGTTACACCCATTAGTGGTGTTTGATTTATTAGGTATCATAAACGTTTATTCTTTACAGTTGTATCAAGTACATGTATACAATATAATATACTGATTTTTACTCATACAAACAAGTTATTTATTTTGTTTAAACTATATTATTCCATATTTAGTCTTTAAATATGACACTACGTCATTTAATTCTGCATCAGTTAAAGCTTTTTTAAATATTAAAGATTCATAAAAATGCCCTTTCCAAGGAAAAGCTAATATACCTCCACCACGAATTGCTATTCCACCTAATGTAAATTGCGGATCATAAACTCCCACTGATCCTCCACTAAAATCAAAATTTACTGCAGTAGGTGGATCAAAAGGTATAACTTGATTATATGTTGTTACATTATTTAAATCCCACTCATTTCTACCAAGTAAATTATTAGCTTCAACATCTGTTGATCTAAGTATTAATAATTCTAAACCTGGATTTACAAATGGTATAACTATACCTGGATTTTCATTATTAGAAGCACCATTTATTAATGCTCTTGTAGATTTAGAACCTGGTGGTAAACCTTGACCACTTAAATACATATAAGCTCCAGCTAATTGACCATCAGTGCTTCTTGCACCATAAAAAGTAGATGTGTACATATTATTTGAAGAAGTAAGAACTGTTTCAGGAGTATGATTTACTATATTAATAATAGTAAAGTTTTGAACACTTAAATTATTTAAAGTAGAAAAACTAACACCATCATTAACACCACCAAATCCAGCAGCATATGAACCAGTAAATGGCATTCCTACAGCCCCAGTTCCATCTACTGTCATATCAACAAAAGTTTGATTAATTGTAGAATTGATAGCATATCTTGGAAATGATGGTTGAACATTAGTCCAGCCAAGAGTTTCAACACTTCTTAAGAAATTACCAAGTTTGTTTGTAGATGTAGATTTATTATTTACACGTCTAACAGGATCACCTTCACTTGTTGGATTAGTTGTACCTGCAAGATCAGTAAATATAGAACTTGAATCTGTAAAGTCCCACCAACCTACTAAATCTTCTCCAAATGTATCAGGAATAGTAATACTGTATATACCACTATAACCAGATTCAGTTTCAGTACATTTAGTTTTTATTCTATATTCATAAGTGCTACCTGCACTAAGTGATAGATTAACAGTAAAAGTAGTTACACTTGCAGGTTTTGTTATTGTAATTACTTCCCATCCACCGTCTCCAGCTGCTGTGTAAACTCTATATTCAAATATATATGATTCAATTGTATTTGATGAATTATTTAAATTAAAATCTTGAAATGTTAATGTAATACTTGCAGGATTAGTAAGCACTGGACCAGTTGTTGTATTTATTAAAGCAGGTGCTTTACATGGGCATAATTCATCTACTGGTGTACAAACAATAGCATTTGAATCTGTTACAGTTATTTTTATGTTTTGTATTGCACATCCACCACCTGTTGTTATACAATGACATAAATTTAAATTATGATCTGTATCTACAGATGCATTTTGAACTACTATTTCAAGATAACCTAATTCATTAGTAATATATGTTCCACCATCAAAAGTAATTTCATAATTAGGCATTACTTCTCCATTTTGATTTACTACTTCAAATACTAATGTTTCTGTATCACATATTGGAAATAAACCTTCACATTTTTGTGTTGAATTATTATATGTATATCCTTCAGGACATTGTTGTACTAATGTAGAAGTTTCTTGTCTACACCCTGGACAATCAGCACTAAACGGACTTGTTGTTGTAAGTACACCTACATTACATGTCCATGGTTCTGAATTATTTATATTTTGATATAATGATGGTTGTAAATCACTAGCAAAAACTTCTGTAAGCGCACTTCTAGATTCTGCTGCTAAAATTTCTGCTTTAGAGTTTTGCCATACTACAGCAGCAAGCATTCCTTCAAAATCTTTATTAAAACCTTTAATATTAATTCTATGACAACCAGCATCAAGAGTTATTGGATAAATAAACCATCTTGCTGCACTTACCCTATTATTATTACCAACACCTGTAAAAGGATCAATAGTTTGATTATAATAATAAACACTAGATGAATGACATTCGTTTGCACCATGACCTTCTTGTTCTATAAGACCACCCCAAGTATAAGCTCCAGAACCATCAGGATCCCAATTTGAATCAGCTTGACCTATTGATTGAGTTATATTACTAGTACTAAACGTATTTAACCCAATAAGATCTGTTGTTACACCACCTGTTGTTGTAGAAAGTCCAAATTTGTGATCTGCACATATAGCCACATGATAAGTTGTTGTTGCAGTAGGTGTTACATTTACAGCCCATTCATATGTTACACTTGATGGCCAACCACCTGATGGTCTTTTTGCTAATGCATTACAAAAATTCACTACTGTAACATTAGGATTTAAAGAATTAAAAAATTCACCGTCAGGATCTGTTGCATCATAATATTTCCACCAAGAATTATCAGGAACATTATCATCATCTAATGCAATCATAAAAGGGTTTGTACCAGTTCCATCTACATTTATACTTTCAAAAATAATAGGACAATCTCTTCCATATCTAAAATTATTAGCTGGTACTAAAGAAGTTGGTGTACCATTAGGAATTGAATCTGCTGTTGTATATTCTGTAACACCCACTAATTCTAATTCTGCTTCTGCATCACAAAGACCTGTTACTGCATTAAAAGTTCCTGGGGGTGCACAATAATTTGCTATTGGATTTCTTGTGTAATTTTTATCAAATTTTTCTGGCATGACTTCATATCCAATATCTTGCCAGTTACACATATAATTTTTTATATTGATTTTTTCAAGATCATTAGGACAGCAAAATGTAAGACCATATCTATCAGCCCTCATTTTTTTGTAGACTTTGTCAGCAAATTCTTCTTTTATATTAATTTGCTTTTCTATTTCTTCTTGTTTTTTCTTAGATGCCATTCTAATTAATTTTAACAACAGATATCACATGTAATTTTCTTAAGCTTAGTTTTTGCAAAGTTATAAAGTTCCATACCTTCATTTGGACTTTGACAAAATTCAACTTTAGCTTTTGCAGCATCTATTAATGTTCTAATATAATACATTTCAGATAAAAGATCTTTTTTTGTTGAGGAAGGTTCACATGCTTGTACATCTATATCACATAATTTTTTATAGTATGCACTTAATAATTCTGTAGTTCTTAAGTAATTATATTCAACATAAACTTTATCTGTAGGAGATACTTGGTATTTAATGATATATATACCATCTGCCAATGCTCCAACAGTTGAATTACAACTTGTTGTTTGCACACCTAATGCACATGGAGTAAATTTTAAATTAAAATCTTTTTGAACTTTAGTTAATACAGGTGCTGTAAAACCTGGAGGTGTTATCAATAATTCACCACAATTAAAAGGAATATCATCTGTATAAACACTTGTGTCTACCACATTTAATACAGAACAATTTGATGTTTCAATAACATCTAGACTCAAAATATGTTTAGCTGCCATATGTTTTTAGATTAAAAAAGTATATCATTCATTAATAATATACAAAAAATAACAGATTAAATGAAATAAAAAAGGAGCAGATTTTATCTGCCCCCTTTTTAAACAATGTATATATTGTATTAATTACTAATACTTGATGTTATGCTGGCACACCACCTTTAGCTTTAAGGTCAGCTACACTTGTAACAAAACCATCTCCAGCTAAATTTGGAACTTTAGCAGCCGTTGCTATTGCTAGCCATTCTGCATCAATATCTACACCACCACTACATTTAGTATAAATTCTGTAGTGATACTGATCATTATCAAATACACCAGACGGGTTATTAAACCTAGGTACATTGTGAATCATGTGATAAACTTTGAAATGACCATTACAAGCACTTGTAGTAGCATCTCTACCTAATGCATCAACAATACCACCCATACCTTCTTGTTGTCTGAATCTAGCAGAATCTCTGTTACCTTGATTGTAAGGAGATTGTCTGTAGTTTTCAGTCATAAGAATGTCATTAATACCTGTCTCAGAAGATGTTCTTCTTTGAGCAAAATCTGCTGTTTGATTAGCACCAGCACCTGCAGCACCGTCTGTAACAAATCCTTGACAAGCAACACATGGTACACCCGCTTCATCTTGTAAATCAACAGATGTTTTAAGACCTCCTAATAAATAGAAATCTCTAGTATCAAATGAACAAGAACTAAACTGAGTTTGTAATTCACAACTTGTTTTTAATGTAATAACTACTGCCCATATATTTTTACTAAAATGAGAAGCAACACCAGTTGCACCTGCAGCAATTCCTGTAAATGTATCTGCACCAGCTGTAGTTGTACCAACAACACCTCTAGCACCTCCATTATAAACAGCCATTTCTACAGCTTGTCCAAGAGCAGTTGTAGGATCTACTAAATCTGCAGGTTGAACTGTAGGAGCAGCTAATCTATTTACATAAAGATGTGCAGTACCTAATTTACTTAAGATAGGATCGTTATTAAATTGATCTCTTAAGTTAATAGCTACAATAGATGGAGCAATACCAGAGTGACCAGCTGTTCCAGTAGCATCTAAATCTTGAGTTAGACAACACATATCTACACCATTTGCTGGAAAAGCAGCATTAGCTCTTGACGCAGCAGTTGGCATTGGTAATGAGCCAGATAAAGAAGCATAAGCATTATGATTTAATAATCTTAATGCAGCAGTTCCTTTAATATCTACTCTAAAAATTGGATCTGTTCCACATGGAAAACATGATTTAGATACAGTACCAGCAGCACCAGTACTAGTACTATCAGATAAAATAGGTGCAACTTGTATTGCAAATCTACCTGAAGTTTCATTAGCACAATCTGTTATCCACATATCAGAAATATATTTGTACATAATCATTTTTGATTTTGTACTTTCTTTGTAACCCCCATGCCCAGGGTTGTTTCCGATTGTATCATTTGCCATAAAAGCTCCCTGTGCTAAATAAAAGCCAGCTTCTTGTGCACCAACATTAGCTGAAGCAACTTGTTTGTAAGCACCGTTAAGTACCGCAAAGTCACCAGCAGTTGATAAATTAGCTGAAGTTTGAGCAGGGTTATCTTTAAAAGCAGCTAGGTAAAATGCTTTACCAAATGCATGATTAAAATAAGCCATAGTTAAAAATTTTAATTGTTAATAAATAAATAAATAATTGTTTACAGTTGTCTCTGGTAGCAAAGCTACATATATAATATACAAAATAATGATATAATTACCTCATATATTAGTTATTTTTCTCAGCTGATGCAGATCCTCTTATATATTGATTTATATTATCAATATCCCCAGCTATAATAGAAACAGCTTCATCAAGTATTAATTCTACTACATCATCTTTAAATTCACATTCAATATCTTCTGGTGATGTTACTAATGTATATGGATCTGTACAACCAGCTAATTCAATATATCTTGGATGTCTATAGTATGTTAATATAGGATTTACTATTTCAAAGTCTTTTTTATATATTCTAACTCTATCTCCTTGCATAGTGCAGTATGTTTCACCCCATTCAAAGTCTGGTCTTTTTAATGGATCTCTCATATATAAATCAACATTAGCTTCTTCTGCTAAATATACAGTCATACTTCTACCTGCTTCTCTTTCTATAGGTATGTATTCTGGTCTTTCGTCTGGTGGAGCAATATTTTCTTCACCATCTATTATTTTAACCAAAGGACAACATTCTGTAATTGCTTCTGTTGTAATTCTTTTATACTCTAAATAATTTTCAGGAAACCAATCAGGAACACTTTCTATATAATCTCTAAAATTAATAAATTCTAATCCTAAATCTGTTATAAGAGGTTGAAGATCATCTATTCTTTTTTTAGACATTTCATCTCCTTCCTTATACATATTATTACCATGCAATTGTCTTCTACACCATTCTAATTGTGCTTTATTAAAAGCCTCAACAATTTGCCAGCATTCTATATTATCATAGTCATTGCTGGCAATTTTGTTAAGCCTTTGTCTAAATTTAATTTGTAGTGTAGTATTATTCATAATTACATATTCCAATAATATTCAACTTGACTAAGTAAAGACATTACATGTTCTTCATTTAAAGGATTTTTACACCACTCTAAACAACCTGCTGGTGTTTTACCCATTTTTAAAGATCCAAAGTATATCCAACCATCAGCTTTATTTGTGATTAATGAATATCCACTTGCATCTTTAATAATAGCTTTAAGCTTTAGATCTTCCATACTTAATCTTGATGCATCTAGAAATGTTTGTGCACTTCTTCTTGCATTACTATCATATCCATCACCATGAATAAATGAATCCATGTTTTCATATATTATGTCATTAGCTGTAGATTTATTGTACTGTGTACTATTAGCATCTACAATTTTTGCTACATAAAACAATTTTGTATTTTGTGAATCATACATTGTTGTTAATGCTGCTAATGCTCTATTTCTTAATTTAGAAATTTCTGTTCTTGTACTAACTGTATCTTCAAGTTTATCTAAATAAAATTTATAACTTGTTCTACTTTTAGCTTGTTTTAAATTTTTAGCTACCATAGAAAATCCTCCTGCTTCAATTGCATATATTTTAATTAAATCATAAGGATCACTTGATGGATCTAAATATAAAGGTTCATTACTTAACCTTATACTAATTTTACTCCAAAAATCATAATTATCATGTCTTAATAATTTAACTTTATTCCAAAATTCTGGATCTTCAGAGTCTAATATATTAGCTGCTAAATCTCTTTCAAGTGTAGCAACTGCTTTTCTTATTTCTCTTATTTTTGCTTCCCTTTTAACTGGTGGAAGTTTTCTAATTTCAGGTGAAAATTCATTTAAACCTGTTACATATCTTTTAATACCATTTACTTCAAGACACGTTAGCTCTTCTTCATGAACTACTCCTTCAAAAAGTGACATGCTATAATTTTCTAATCCCATATTTTCTGTATCACCATCAAAAAATGTACGTATTGCAATTGATTGATTTTTACCTTCTTGATATTTTTCAATCATTGTAACTTCTTTAATTGCTTGTTCTGTATACGTTGGTTCTACAATATTAGTTACAGTTTCTTTAACATTATCTGTTAATGCTGTTTCAACTATTTCTTTGGATTTATTTTTTTTCTTTGCCATTTTATTATTGGTTTATTAGTTTATAAAAATTTAAAAATAATATAAGGGAGGATTTTACTCCTCCCCTATAATACATATGAATATTAGAATGAACCTCCAGTAACTGGATTTTTCATTACAATCTTCAAGACTTTGGTCGGGTCTTTTACCCATATAGAAGGCATGGTTTGTGTCATCATTACACGGTATCCATTAAAGTTACCTGATGAAGCAAATCCTTGCGTTCTTCCCATATAGTCCATAGTTCCATTTTGATAGAACCATTTCAATTGATTATCCCAAGAAAGTTTTAACAAGTGAATGTTATCATTTCCTGACTCAGTGATGTCAAAGATAATAAAGCTATAAGAGCTTAATGGTCTTCCATCAATAAGTGGATTCTCAATATCATTAGTGTGTAAATTATCAAAAGCTGGATTAAGTACAAATCTAACATTAGCTAAGAAAGGAATTACGTAAGATGTGAATGCATATCCAAATCCTAAGTCCATACCTTGCCCTGTTACCATTCCATTGTTGTCAGCATTAATTACACCACCAATAGTTGTAAGTCCTGCTGCTTCTTTTGCAATAGCATCATTTACTAATTTCATACCACCAATTCCAGTTTGTACAATTAATGTACGTTTTGGATCTGGTCCTTCTAATTCAACTTTACCTTGATAGAAGTTATAAAGTTCAGTTTTGAACATATCTAAACTGAAAGAAGACTTATTATAAATTCTTTTGTAAGAATTGTCTAATTGCTTCCAAAGACCTACAGACATTCTGATGTCATCTGGTCCATCTTGTTTTACTCTACCTCCGTGTCCCCACATTAAGTATGTTTCTATATCACTTGCAATTTTGTTCAAGTGAGCAGCTTCAAGATTAGTTAAGAATGTTCTTGATAAATTTCCGTTATCAAAAGCTCTCTTTACATAATCAGCTCCCATAATTTCTACCATACTTTCTAATGAAGATACTGAAGGATCTACGTCTTGATCAAAAGTTCTCCAAATCTCTGTAACTGGAATAGAACCATCAGCATTCATTCCTCCTTTAAGCATTAAGTCTGCTCTAGAAGAAATTGAATAATGAACGTGTGCTTCAGCTCCTCCTACAAAGTTGTAGAATTCACGGAAACCTGTTCCTGTTGTAAGATCTGAAAATCTTTCACCGTACTCTCCTCTTGCAGAACCTTTTCTGAAGAATTTAGTACCTGATTTTAAGTAGCTATCTTTTAAACCTTGTGTGTTATTACTATTTACAATTTGAACAGTATAAACAAATCCGTCACCTGATGGTAAAATATCATCAGCTGTAACGTAAAGTTCAATACCATTATACTTGTCATAAGTAATAATATCACCATGTCCAAAAGCTCTCTTACTTAAAAGAATTTTGAATGTTTGACCATCTACCCCTCTTGTTGTACCAGCAGCGTCTGTGACGCCATCTATTACACCTAAAGAGTAAGGAAGGTCTTGCGCAATGGGAGTTTGCCATTTATACTCACCTCTAGCATTATCCACCATAATTGTATTATTACCACCAAATGAAGCTAATTGATACAAAGGCATTTCTACCTTTTGTGTCATAGCCCATAAGTCTACAGGACCCATATCCATAGGTTCTGCAGATCCTAACATTTGTGTTAGGTGGTAAGAATCAACATGTGAACTAGCTTTGTAGTTAGTATCTCTGAGGAAAATCCCATTATTTAAAACTGGAGTTGCCATAATTGATTATTGTTATTTAGTTAATATTAAGTTAATTGTTATATTTTTTATGCTGCTGCAGGTTCAAAATACCCTATAATGATTCTACAGTATCCATTTGTTATATCTGCTGTACCTACTGTAACATTCATTGCCGCAGTACTTGTAGTTACTACTGGTCCAAGTAATGTTGAAAAAGGCACTGTTGTTGACCTTTCTGCAATACTCATTGCTTTTGTTACAGTGACACCGCCAATAAATACTTGAAGAGTGTTTGACCCTCCAGCAAATGTTACTTTAGTATCAACCTTAACAGAATCAATCAAAGAACCTATTGGAACTACTGTGCTAGAAACTAATGTATGAGGAGATCCAGCTGTTGTTGCTGTATCTACCATAGCACCTGTTCTAGTATCATAGATTCCAACAACGTACTTTTTTTGTATATTATTTGTTGTTGCCATAAGTTAAAATTTTTTTAAAGTTTATAAATTAATTAATTTGTTGTTGTTTTCTTTTATTAATTTTCTTCCCATCTTTTTTCTATTGTTTCTTTCCATACTTCTTCTATTGCAAGTACTTCAGAATTTGTAGTATTTCTTATTACTTCATCAACATATGCTAATGCTTCTTCTTTTGTAACACCGTTTAATTTTTTTGCCATAATTATGTAATTTGTCCATTATCTAAATCCATATAATCTGCTGGTAAAAAATAACCAATAGTTGCAGCAACTGATCCAGCTGTTGTTGTATCTGAAAATAAAAAATTAATTACTCTATTATTATCTGTTATTTTTTTCGGAGTAGGTGTAGGATTTACTGCATTATTAAGTGTTTTATAGTCATTCCATACTGTAGCAGCAGCAATTTCATTACTTCCTACTTTAATTTTTAATGTAGGTGTTCCTCCTGAAAATACTGTTCTTACATTTTCAATTGTGAGATCTACAATTATAGCACCTAAAGGTAAAGATGTTGTTGTTTTAGGAGTTACTGCTGTTGTACCACCATCTACAAAAAAATCCCAAACTGCTGATGCATATTGTTTTTGTCTATCTACTACTGGAGTTATTTTAAATGCCATAATTTAATTATTAAATTCGTTTAAATATATTACCACTTTTTCTTGGTAGTTTTCTTGATGGTCTTTTTTTAGGTTGCTCTTCTTGAATAGTTCCAGCAGTTCTTTTACTACTTTGTGCTGTTTTAAGTTTTCTAACAGTTTCTTCAACTGATTTATTAGCTCCTAATTTCATTATATTATTTTTGTATCCTTTTGGATCTGCAAGTAACCATAATGCTTCTGTTACTAACGGATAGTTTGGTTCAGTAAACTGATACTTTTCTAATAAATGACCTAACAAGTTTGTATTTTGTCCACTAATTGATGGATAGGCTGGATTTACTAATCCATTATATATAAATGATTGTGTTTTTTTATCAACCTTTATATTACCCACTTTACCATCTTTTAATGAATTATATACATTTTGCATATAATTTTTAGATGCTTGTTCTTTTTGTTTCTTTTTCATGTCTTGTTCTTGCAATTTTCTTGCAACAACTTTTTCTTGCATCTTATCTAATTTAGGTTTAAACTTCATAGCTTGTTGTTCAAGCTTTCCAAGATCTTTCCATACTTCAATTTCTTCTTGTATTTCTTCTGCATTACCAAAACCAGTAGCACCTAAGTACTCTCTAATAATACGTTCTTGATCTGCATCTTTTTTAACATCTAATGCTCTATGTTCTTCAACATGAGCTAATGCTCCAAACATACCTTTAAGATCTGTTCCTCCATCTGCAACATATCTTGCTGCTATCTGAAGTTCTTGTGGCAAACTGTCAAAGAACTGTTTTGGAGTTTCCTGTCTAACTGCTCTTGTTCTTTCATCTAAGTTAGCTTGAATTAATTCTTGCAAATCTTTTGCACTATAATCTTCAAGTTCTTTTCCATCATCAAAAGCAAAAAGTTTTTCATCTTCAATTAGTTTTTTAAAGACATCTCCTACCCCATCTATTGATTTTCTTCCTCTTATTTTTTTAGGTTCTTCAATTTCTTCTTTTTCTTCTTCAACATTATCACCTAAAATTTCATCTATTTGTTCTTTTGAAACTACTTCTTTTTTAGTTTCCTGTTTTGTTTCTTCAGTAGTTTCTGAGTTATCATCAGTTGACTCTTCAGTTGTAGTTTCTTCTTTAGATTCTACTGTTGGTTTATCAATAAAAGACATATCTACATCTTTTTTTCTACTAAATACGTTAGGTCTTTTTACTTCTTCTTCTGGCAATGCTACTGAATCTGCTCCAGGTGCTCCATTAAAGATTTCACTAAGGTCAACGTCTACCTTTTCTACTTTGGTTTCTATGTTTTTTGTATCAGCCATAATTCAATTGGTTTTAAAAATTAATGTTACATATATAATATACAAAAGATTTTTTATTAAACCTTAGAAATTTTAAAATTGTAAAATATTTTTTGTAGTATATAGCTAAGTATGTTTAATATGTTTTATAAAACACTTATTGTTGTTTTTCTAAGTAACCAACAGTTAAAGCAAAATGACCAGCATTTAACTCACCTGGAAACAATATTATTTGTAATTCACTACCAAATCTTCTAATTGTATTTATAAAAGAAAGATTATAAACACCTGCTGAATAAGAAGCAGGAAGAAAATTAACAAGACTACCAAAAGCTGTATCTCCATAAAGTAGACATAAAGGTGCTGCTCCAACTGATGTAACAGGTTCTATTATTTCAAGCGTTAAAGAAACTGCAACATTATCAGGAGATGTAATAGCAGGATGTAATGCATTTTTATATTTAAAAGCACCTGAAGAAACCATATTACCATCTGTTTTTTGATTCCATGTAATTGTTTTGTACTTTACTTTTCTTTCTGTAATAGGTGTAACTTTAAAACTCATTATTCTTTATTTTTAGATTTACTTTGAACATCATATTTATTTTTATTTTCTCTTGCTATTTCTAAATTTGTTGATGCAATTTGACGTTGTGTATTTAATTTTTCACGTTCAATTTCCATTTTAGATTTATTTAAAGCTTCTTTTTGAACTGACTCTTCTCTTTTAAAATCCATTTGATCTTGATATTGATCTCTTTGAGTCATATCTTTCATAGCATCACGAAAATCACTTTGTTGATTTTGATCAATGTCACTTTGTGCACCATATCCTGCAGCTCTAATTTCAGCAACCATAAGATCTTTTTTACGTTCCTCTGCAGATTCTGATTTTGTAAATTCACGTTCAGCTGCTTTTTCTTGAGCTTGAGCTTGTAATTGTTGCTGTTGCATTTCTTGTTGTTGTTTCATTTGCATTTGTTTTTCAGCTGCTTGTTTTTCTTCAGCACCTTTAAGTATATTACTAACTTCAGCAATTGAATCAGCTTTAATAATACTACCAAGATCAAATATACTTGCTCCAGTAGTATTGTTTTGCATAGCCATTTGTTTTAATTGATCTAAAATAGCTCTATGATTTGTTTTAGTTGTACAAAAAATGTTAAAATCTCTCATCATTAACTCTGTACCATTAATAGTAAAGTTTACTTTTTCTGCTTCACTAGATATGTAATTTAATCTTACACTTGGTTTAGTACTATGATAGTACTGAGAAAGATCTGTTCTCATTTGATGTACTCTAGGCATAAGATTATCTGAATGTTGAATAAAATACATTTCAGTTTGAGAATAAGATGATTGTACAGCTTGTTGTACACCTGTTGCAGTTTGTCTAGATACTTCTTGCCCTAATCTTTGAGGATTAACACCAATAGCTTCAAATGCTTGTTGTTTAAAATGATTAGCTAATTGTATTCTAGACATTATTCTATTTGTTTGTTCTAGATTTAAAGTTTGGTAATGATTAAAATTTGTAGCATTTTCAGTATTTGTTATAGAAGTATCTAATGGTAACATACCAAAATCCTTCATAGCTACATATGCTTTAGCCATATTATTCTTACCCCAGTCTTCACCCATTGAATGACGTGGTAATGCATTTTGGTCAAACATTATTACTGTACCAAGTTCATCTACAAGTATATCAGCTATTTGATTATTAACCATATTATAACCAACCTGATATGCTTTCATAAGATCAACTAAAGAAGTGGATTTAGTGTTTCTATCAGAGAATACTCTACCTTCAACTGGAAGTTTACAACCATAAAGATTGTTATCACCTTTAAATTGAAATTCTATTCTACCAGGTTTTTCTTTATTGATACCTAAATAAACAGGATCAAAATCACTAGTTGTTTCAGTTCTCCATGAGTTAGGTAAATTTCTACCTATCTTAACTCCACCCCACACTTCATTAATCCATATCCAGTCTACATGTTCTCCTTCTATAAGATTATCTTTTGTTTTGTTTTTAAATAATGTAGTATTATAAGTTGGTTTATGTGTCTCTTTCCAATTCTCATCTATAACTAATTGCTCTACTTCACCATCTGTCATTACTCTTGTAAGATGTCCAACTTTTCTTTGTGTTTTCCAATATATTGTTGAAACTCTTAACATTTCAGAATTTCCTAATGTTTTAAAATCTTCACCTTGATTTAATATTTCAGATACAATATCACCACCACCTCCTGGATTAGTTGCCCAATTTGTCATAAATTGTCTGTACGCTAATGATGGTGCATTTGTATTCCATTTATGACTTTTAGTTGGATCATAAAAAGAGCCATCATTTTGAACAGGATTATTCATATATATTGCTGATTTAGCAGGATGAATTGCTTCTAATGATTCTAATTGTTTTTTAGACATTAGATATCCATATTTATCAATAACGTCTGATATAGTTAACATTTCACATTTACCAACATAATTAGAATCAGATATGTATCTAGTATCTGGAGACTTTTGATAAAATGTTAATACTGGATTCCAAAGTTCTACTTCATAATCATCTTCCATCATACGGAAATGCCAAAACTCTCTATCACAAACAAGCATATCTTGAAATGCTCTTTCTTCAAGTTCTTGCATTTTAAATCTTTCTTCATCAACTTTTAATTGATGAGAAGCCCATTCTTCTACTAAACTTCTATAATCTTTTTGAAAAAATTGTTCTATTTCAGGCAATGATTTTAATTGTGCTGGAGCTAATTTTTCTTTAGCTTCTTCTGACATAGGATCTAATCCCATTTCAATTAATTTTTGAGTAACTTTTTCAGCAGCATCTGCTAATAAATTTTCCTCAATCATAGATCTTTTTTGCTCAATCATTTCATTATATGATAGATCATCTACTGCTCTAAATTGTACTCTAGAAAATCTTTTAGAAAATTCTCCTGTTAAAACATTTACAACATTTGGTATAATAGGATAAAATTTTAACTCTAATGCTGAATCATCTTGTTCAGTTAAAACATCCATTAGTTCTTTATATTGATTATCTTCTTCAACTATATAATCAGTCTTATCAATAATACCTTTAGCTAGTTTATAATTTTTAAGTATTTTTCTAGAATTTCCTTTTAAGAAATTCATACCTTGTTGTTCTAACCAATCTAAGTTCCAAGCAGCCCAATCTTTTGTTTTTCTTTTAGCAGATAAAAATTGTATAGGTTGCGTTAAACTTGATGTAGCAGGATACTTTGCTTCTTTGGCTTTAGCACCATTTTTTAATTGTAAAGCATTAAATATTTTCATATAGTTATTTCTTTAATGTGTAGCTAATTTCAGCTTTTCCAAATGATGTTAAAGTTGTCCATTTTGGAATAAATCCTGTTGAAGAAGTTTGCCAATAGTTTTTCATTTATTTTATATTTTTAAATGCAGACTTTTTAAATTTAGTAAATTTAGATTTTTTTCCCCTACCCAAATTTTTAAATGCCCTCATATTTAATTTATACAAATTTTTAGACTTTTCCAAGTTATCCCCTGACATATCACTCTCTTTACGCTTTAAATACCCTCTATTTGATTGTTGCACCTTTGCAAATGCAACTAATGCAGAAAAGGCTACCATTCTATCTACATTTAATCCAGGGAAATATTGTGACATTTCAGTAAGCAACATTGGGTCAGGTATTCTATCAATTCCTAATGTTTGAGATATAACTTCTCCATTGTCATCTAACTCTTCATCAATAGCTTCACGTACATATTCTAATGCATAAGATATTAAATGACTTTTAAATAATGTTCCTGTATTTTTCCATCCATATTCTTGGAATACATTTTGATTAGATCCAAGATCTTTTAAAAATAAAATTTGTTGTTTTGGTACTAGATATTTTTGTTTCTTTCTAGCTATCATATGCTGAATAAATAATGATATATTATTCTCAACAATTGTCCATGCTTTATACCATTCTATTATTAGTTCTAGTTGCTCATGTGTTTTATTTATATCATCATATCTACCACACCAAGATGCAACTATTTTATCTTTTTCTACAAAAGTTTCAGGGCCATCTGGTGTTTCTCTAGTTATTTCAATAGGGTTTTTATAAACAAATATACTACATAAAGAATCTGATGTAGTTGTTTTACCTTCTGATACAGGGTCAATAGATGCGTAATACATTCCAAATCCTGGATTTTTTACAGGTCTTTCCCAAACAACTAATGATCCAGTTTTATCTTCCATTTTCTTTTTTACTGGAAAATGAGATATTGGAAGTTTTTTTGTTCTTTTTGCAATTATACCTTTTTGATCTCTTTCTAGTTTTATAAATTCATATGAGTATTCTTTGTCTTCTATTTTTTTTAATTGTTTTGCAATAATACCTTGTGGAAAAATTGATGCTTGTCTATATGCAAAAGCTTCTGCAATATCAATAGGTTTTTGAGATATACGTAATTGATATTGTTCTGGTGATAAATCTTTTTCCCACTGACCTCTTTCATTTCTAATTGCTTTTAAAGCATCTTTAACTTCTGAATTTCCATATTTATCAATATGTGGAGGCATTGACCATTGTTCTGGAATAAATAATCCAGCAATACCTATAGTTCCTTTATCATCCATAAGATCTGTTTCTACAGCATATATATCATTTGCTTGTGGATTAAGTATCATTTCTTTTAACGGATTACATTGATCAAGATCACCAACTGATCCAGCAGCAATAAACATACCTGTTGTCATCATACCTGATGTCATTGCTGGTCTAATATATTCATATGTTTGATCCATCTTAGGAGCAATACCAGCTTCTTCATGAAAGAAGTAAGTACAAGGCCCACCTACACCAGTTGTTGGATTTTTTTCAAAAGATGCACCTTGTATTTTAGACATAAGTCCTTTGTTAGTTTTTCTGTTATTTATTCTTACTTCTATTTTTTGTTCCCATAATAAAATCTTTTCAGGTGTACATGGTCTATACCATGCAGTATGTTCATTTAAAAATGTTTTATATTCATCTAAAAATTTCCATGAGCCTTTATCATTTATATAATCTTTAAGTGATGCACCTATTTTACATATAGATCCTTCTTCAAACCAAAATTGATTTAAAAGTTTTGCCATATGAAAATAAGAAGAAGCTATTTGTCTTTTTTTAAGTATAGCAACATGTTTATAATTTAATTCTGCTAGTACTTCATATAGTGCCATATGATATTGAGCATCTCTTACTTTTGCAAAACCATACTTTTTTTCTTCTTTATCAAATATTGGTAAGAAGTTTAACCACATATAATAATCTCTTGTAAGATACCA